TAGGGTCCGGTATTGTGGTTGGCAACGTTGGGTACCAGCCCCCCAAAAGGGTTCGGTTCCATCTGTCCATCCACGCGGCCGTCATCCACAATCCATTCAGGTAAAACCTGTTCCGGAGTGCGATGGTCGACTCGGTCTCACGAACATGCTTCCGTGATGAGGGAAGTTCCACAGCATCGTCCGTTACGACGACTTTGCGTACGCGAACCACACTAACATCGTGGCCAGCGAAATATTCCCTTCCGCAAGACTCCCTGAAATTTCCATCCAGGAAAGACTTGTTAGAGTTTACCTTGAAGCCAAAAAGCTCTAAGGTTGCAATCACGGATAAAGCGAATTCTGTGGGGCAAATAATATCATCCCCATAGACACGCACCTTCCCGCTTAAGGACTTGATGTCCCTTGGCGAAAACCGGCAATTCTTTGCTCTTTCCATTCCCAGATAGACCACGGTCGTAAAGACCATAGCTTCAACAGGGAACGTGAGAGCACTGCCCATAGATGCGAACTTGGATAGGCGTATTACGCCATGTCCAGGCACGTCAGCCCTGCGTGATCTTGTAGCATCCACGGCTTCACTAAGAAGCTTATGGTTACCAAAGAGAACGCGTACGAGCTGATTGGAGACACGATCGGACGCTTCGCTCAAATCGAGCGTTGCTAGACTACCAGTTAAGGAGCCCTGACAGGCCAAGACGCGATTGCGCCATTGGTCATCAAATCCGACCACGAGACCAAGGACCTCATCGATCCTAATCTCGTCACGAATCACCCCTGAAACGCCCTGCTGCATAAACTGCATATAGGACGGCTCAATGGCGATGATACGTGGTTTCTTCATATCCTTGGGAACGGTAATGACCCGAACAGGTCTTTCGCTCCCAGGCAGGCGGAAATTAACACGACTAATATGGCGATAGTGCTGCCAATTCGGAATTGCATATTCCCCATAAGGGAATATTTCTTCCAAACGCTGGGACCACTCTGGCATATCGTATTTCGCATTTCCTGCGAGACGATCTGCCGTGGCACCAGGGCCGTGCTTTGGGATAATGTAGGGCCGTTGAGAACCAGAAATGATTCCTG